GTATAGCTTTCTGCATTGCTAACTGCTCTGGAGTACCACCATACATAGCAGTCTGTACACCACCTCTACCTTGTGCTTGTAGTTGTTGAGCAAGTTGTTGTTGCTGTCTTTGAATCTCAGGTGATTGTGCAGTTTGCATTTGTTGAAACAAACCTTGAGCAGTAACAGGTTGTTGACCCATTAGTGATGTAGCTTGTTGTAATAATCCTGATGATAATGCTTGAGCTTCTGGAGATAATGTTTGTGTAACTCCTCCACCTGCTCCTACCTGAGTACTACCCATCCCTGTCTTAACAGCAAATGGTTGAAATGCTGCAGTTGTTTTAGCTTTCTCTGCTAACTGTTCAGCACCTGTTTTAAATGTACCGGCAGTGCTTTGAATCTTCTCCATAACATCTTGAGTAGATTGATATGGAAGAACAGCAGAAGCAAGACTACCGCCTTGATTAATTAAATTATTTAACCAGTCTAGGTTTGTAGAACTAGCTACAGAACCAGCATCTGCCATACCTGACATTAAATCATCAATTGCAGCCATTAGTATGTACCTCCATCAATTGTATCTGCAGTCAACGTACCTGTTACATTAACTGTAGCTGCTGTCACTGTACCAGTAAAGGTAGGTGATGCTGTGTCTGCTTTAGTTGCTACTGCTGTAGCGATGTTGTCATATTCAGTGTTAATTTCTGAACCTTTAATAATCTTTGCAGGGTTACCAGATGCCAACGTATCCTTCACCGCAAAGTTAGTTGTCTTTGTATAGTTACTCATATTATATTGTCCTTCCTACGATTGCTTGTGCTGTCATACGCTGAATAGAGACTGGAGCTCCATCAACCTCTGCTTCAATACCAAGTTGTATTACTGCTCCACCACCTGATGCGTTTACATTAGGTCTGTTCACTAATACACCTGCATTAAATTCACCAATATTGTATTCTGCTATGTTATACTCTGCTATGACTTGTGTAGATAATGTAAACCTACGTTTCTTATAAGCATAAGAATAGTCATAACCCCAGTTGAGTGTTACATCAGTAGCAGAACCACCAATAACTGTAATTTTTAAATTCTTTAATAGTTTTAAATTAGATGGTACACCAAAGTCAATATAGTTAGTAAAGTATGACATTTGATAACTTACACTATTATCTTGATAACCATCATACTTAGCAATACCATTAACTTTACCTAGTAATAAATCACCTGTTCTAGTTCTACACATAGCTTGTGGATTAATACCATTCCATACTGTAGTTCTATATGTACCATTTTCTAGTGGTGTTCTTGTATCAAAACAATATGTTTGCTCTGATGCAGGTAAATGTAATAAATAGAATGCTTCTTCAGGTGAATATATAGAAATAATGTTACCTGTTTCAGTAAGTAAATATGAACTTAATGTAGAACGTATATTAGCACTTAAATCAGTCATTGGTACAGACTTCTCTTGTACTGTACGTGCTAAACTTCTAACACCTGTATCAGATAAAAATATTAAATCAGTACCTGTACTTTGTATAGTATCTCTACCAATACAACCAATACCTACAATAGTATCACCTAATTGCATAGTTGCTGGGTCTTCAGCACCTGTATATAATAGTATCTGTCTTTTACCAAATATAATTAATACACCATTATGTGATGCAAGTCCAGTAATAGTATCTGCACCATCTGCCCATACTTTAGATACATCAATAGAACCAGATGAACCAGTATCCCATTTCATACCTACTAGTAAGTCTGACCAGTACACTACTGTAGAATCACTAGAAGTATCTGCTACCCATAATCTACCAAATGCTGACATTACTATATCTGCTTGAGGTACTGTACCAGAATAATCTGCGTGGTCTTCAATAGCTACACAGTTAGTACCATCATACACAAGAGGTTTGCTATCATTTCTAAACAAATAATGTTTATTGTTTAATGTAGCTGCATCATATACACCATCACCTACTGTATAACTTGCTGGAGTAATATCTGTTAGTGTTGTAGTACCTTTATATATTTTAGTAGCTGATGCACTAATTGTTTCTGTAGTTCCATCTTCTTGTACATACTCACTAATATGTACTATATCATCAGGATTAGTAGTTGTTACGTAACTCCATCCTTTTCTAGCACCTACTCTACCAAATTGGTCAATAACACAGTTAGTAGCATCTAGTGCAAATTGCTCAGATAATGCTGTAGGTGAATCTTGCGTATTAAGTCCGAAGAATCCCGGAGCTTGAATAGCAACACTCTGTAAAGGCTTAGCCATTTACACATAACTCCAAATTAACTCTTCAGGATGTTGTCCTGCATCTAATGAGATTGCTGTAGCTAAATCATTCTGTGCAAAGATTGCTTGTTCTGCTCCAGACTCACCACCAGTCTCACCACGCTCTCTAAGTGCATAAGAATATGCCCATTGAATAATAGGACTTGTAGGAACAGATACAGTATCAGCATCAGCACTTAAAGCATCTGGTCTTTTAACACCGTGTACTTTAATAGACTTTACTGCATTAGGTGTTTGATAAAACTTAATCTTAATATCACCGTTACCATCTAAACCATTAATAGCATAACCTTGTATAGTACCAGTAGCATCGTCAGTCATTAGATTCTGCTTATTCATATATTGTAGTGATTGTAAGTTTACTACGTTATTATCAGTATCATTATGTACATATAATACTTTACTTCTTTGACCATAACCTGTTAGAGAATAATCTGCCGTACCTGCTACAGTTGTAATAGTAGTAGTGTCACGTAGTGCTGTCCAATCCCAAGCATCTTCTACAAGACGTTTAGCATCATTAACAAAGTCTGATATTAATGTTGAGTAATCTGTTTCATTAATAGTAGTAACTTCTTCTTCACGAAGTCTTCTCATTACAGCGTTTACTAATTGTAAATATGTCATACCGTTGTACCTAAATTAAGTGAGGATAATAACTGCCTAGATATAGGAAGCTCTTCAGTTTGTAATAATGGGTTTTTACCTAGTAAAGGATTTTCAAATGTATCTTCTTCTTGCTGTTGCTCTGCAAGTTGTGCTAGTTTTGATTTCTGAGGTGTTTCAATATTTACACTTTCTCCTAATGTAAAGTCAAATAACTTACCTAAATCTATTTCACTTAAATCTACACCTAAATCAGGCATATCAGGAACAGAAATACCTTGAGTATTGAATATATCTTTTAGTTGACTAAAATCATAATCACCTAAATTAAACTTAGACCAGTCTAGATTCATTCCTTTTAATTCTGGTAAACTAAAATTAGAGAACATATCAGGTAACTCAAAATCCATTGACTTAGCCCAATCACCAAAGTTTAAATCTATTTCTGGAAGATTAATATCTAAGTTAATAGAATCAGCAATGTCACCAAAGTTAGGAAGTTTTCCCCCCTTATCATAATATTCTCTAGCACCTCTGTATATTGCTTCTGTAGTATTAGCACCATCATCAATAGCTTGTGCAGTTCTAATACCTGCATAACCTAATGCTTTTAAATTAGGGTCATCTTGACCAATGTAATTAGCTACTTTCTCACCAAACTGATTATTAAGCATTGTAAATGCAGAAGCACCACCCATTAAATCTGCACCAGCTTGATTAAAGTCAATGTTTTCTGATAACCAGTTTACTGTATCATTATCTGTAAAACTACCTAAAGCATCTTTAACTTTAGTATCTAAACCTAATTTTTTTACAAAGTCTCCACCATATGATGATATTAATACTTCTTTAACATCTGCACCATCTGCTACACGTTCTACAGCATTTAAAGCTTTATTTACATTAGGGTCAATAGTAAAATTACCACCAGTAATATCATTATAACCTCTAACACCTAGTGATACAAAATCTGCTACACCTAATTTTTGACCTGTAGCAACTTTAGTAGCTGCATTAATATATGGAGCATATTGAGGAAATGCAACAGATATTGCTATTTGACCTATAGGACTTGTAGCAACTTTTTTAACTACATTACCAATTGATTTACCAAAAGACTTAATACCATTAAAAACATCTTTAACAATATTTGTAATTGGTTTAACAATTCTTTTAATACTTCTAATAATACCACTAAAAAAACCAAACTCAGGTAATCCTGTTTCAGGGTTAATACTGTTTTCAGAATGACCTACAGTGTATTGATTAGGATTAACTTTTAATTCAGTAAACATCTTCTGAATAGCTGGTAACAACTCTTCAGACATTTGTAATATACTTGGAGGTATAATAAGCTCACCCATTGTTAAATGAGCTTGTAAGAAGTTATCAGTTTTGTTATATTCTGTTTGTTCCGGAGTTACTGTAAACTGATTAATATCTAAAGATACAGCACTATACAACTCAGTTAAAGCATTTTTTAACTCTTTAACTTCAGGATTATTAATAATGTCTGCAGGAATAATAACAGAGTCAATATCTACTGTACCTACTTCAGTATCACCAACACGACCTTGTGCTTCTAATTCTGGTGTTACTTGTAGCATTCCTTGCATCTCTGCCATATCTTATCCGCCTTGTATAATATCGTTTTCTTCTATAACAGATACTAGCATTGTTATAGCATCATTAGTAGCACAAGAAGCAATAATCTTATCACCTTCGTACATTGCTACAAACTCATTAAACTCTCCACCTATTTTAAAGAACTCTTTAGATGAAAGAGAATAAGCATCAAATATAGATAATGTAGCTGTTTCAGAACTATCGTAGAAATCTGTAGTGAAGTTAGTTGTAGAACCTGAAGTATTCGTAGCATACATCAATACCCACTGAGCTTTCTTTCCAGTAGGTACTTCATATAATGTAGTATCTGTAGTTTGAAGAGATGCTCCAAATGTTTTTCTAATCATATTCTATACTAATATTATATCACAAAAGTAATAAAAAGTCAATAGACTACGCTAACTTTTTTCCACATTTAGGACACATTTTTGTCTTTTTAGCTGCAGTTTTCTTTTTAGGTGGTCTACCTACTTTACTTCCGTATGTTCCTTTTCCGTATGGCATTATTTTCTCCTTTTGGTTGATTTAACTTTATGGCAACTGTTACCTTTACCTCTTCTGTATCCTTTCCAACAAGCTTTACCGTGTGTACCTTTCTTCTTTTGGTATGCCATTAGCACCTCCATCTACGTCTTGCTTGACGTATTCTTGAATTAGGGTCATTACGTGTTTTAGCAGAACTACGCTTAAGTTGACCTAGTGACCTAGCACAATAACTTTTTCTACGTTTTGCTCTAGACTTGCTAGGTTTCTTTTCAGTTACTGCTGTTTGTAGTTTACTTCCGGGATTAGCACGTCTGTAAGCTGCTACACCCTTTTTAGTCATACCAGCACCTGACTTAGTCTTTCTGTAGTTACCACCTTTGCCTGTAGTACGTCTAATTGGCTGAGATTTACGTCTTTTTGTTTCTGCCATACCTAACCCTTTCTTTTTGCTAAATAACCGGCATATGCTTTATTTGCTGCCATTTTAGTCTTATAGATACACTTACCCTTCTTACCTATCTTATAACCTTTAGGACATTTATATACTGGCATTCTTTATATCCTTATATTTATCATATACTGTAGCTAATGCCATAGCACCTAATCCTGTAACTGCTGCTTCTAATGGGAAGTGTTGTGGGTGTACAACAAAGTCTGCAATCATTGTAAACAAACCAGTTAAGTAAATACCTAACCATTGATTACCATTTTTATATAGACTTGCTACTACCATAGATAATCCAGTCAATAGTCCTGTCTTACTTGCTACTATAGCGTGATTGAATGTTAGTACACTTACATCACCTTGCACCATAGCTAACATACAAGCAGA